TGGTGCACCTGATGTTAATATAGTTCTAACCTCTAAACCACCTCTTGTAACTGAAAGACAACTTGTACCAATCTGAGTAGAGAATGTGATTGTAGTTTCACCACCAAATGCAGTATATTGTTGCATTGTTACGTTACCACTTTCTATTACCACTCCAGTAGGTGTAACTTGTGTACCAGTAACTGTATAAGGACCAGTACCTTGTAAAGACACACCATATGTTGATGCTCCTTCAACTGGACCACTCATGTCTAAATTAACAATATTAGCAAGACCTGTAAAGATGCTATAACCTAAAGCACCTGTGCCATTACCATTGTCATTATCTATTTGAAACTTAACTATGATTTGCTCTTTAGTTTGTAGCTTATTAAGCAAAAATAAGTAAGAATAATCACTAAGGGCTATGAAACCATCAGCAGATATATTCCAGTTAATTTGAGAACCTAAGTACTCTTTATATGAGTTTGAATTAGTAGTTGTTACTTCTACCTGATCTACACTTGTACTAAAAGTACAGTTAGTAGATGCCCCAAATGGGATACCTAAAGAAATATTAGTAGTTGTTATACCAGGATTGGTTGACTGAGTATATAAAGTAATCTGATTAGTTGTAGTACCCAAATAAACTACCTCTATAATGATTCTATCTGTAATAGCTAAAACAGTATTAGTTACTGTCATATTAGTATTATATACAATCTTACTAAGTGATGTTAATGTAGTTTCATCTGATGTAGCTAATAAGGTAGCTGTAGACCCTGCATATTTGTATAGCTTATATTGAACCTTAGCTCCTGCAAATGCAGTTGCTATAGAATAATAAGCTGATATGCTCCATGTACCAGCAGTAATCTCAGTAATACTAGGATCACCAGCATCTGTTATAAAAGAAGCTATTACACCTGCTCCTGTCTTATTAAAATTAGTAGAAGTTCCAATAATATCTTCTGTGCTTAATTCTTTACAAGCAAAGCCATTTACAGTCACTCCTTGATTAACAGAACCATTAAAATAGTATTGTTTGTTTGAGTCGTATTTGTATAATACTATGTTAGTTCCGTTTATTACTGATGCCATTATTTCCTAGTATTTAAGTTTTTAAATATATCTATATCTATAGTTGTTCCTGTATAATTAATCTTTTTTAGTACTGATTCTTGTACAGCTTGTTTTAAATCCCATTTAAAGGACTTTAATAAGTATGTATAAGTATTAACACCATCATAAGAATAGGTAAACTTGCTATCTAACCAGTAGCCTATGCTTTTAAATTGACCTTCTATAACAGTTTGTGTCTGTACTTGGTCTATACCAATATCTTGAGCAACTAAAGTAAACAACTCTGTACTACCTGATGTATTTCTACCAAATTGATTTGCAAACCCACTATTATTGCTTTTGGTGTACATTCCAACATAAGAAGAAGCTGAAACATCGGCAGGATTACTTGCAGCTCTAGCACCTGAATCATTATTCTTAAATATATCATTGTACATAAAACCTAAAGCAAAGTTATCACCTTCTTCAGGCTTAAATTGAGAATCCTTGCTACCAATTTCTCTATAAGAATCGTAATTATAAATCTGTGATGAAGGTCCAGTATTTTGTACTAAGAAATAATATAATTCCAAGAATGGATCTGGACCAGTTGATAATGGTCTATATATTATAATATCTATAGCACCATCAATAGGAACTAACACTTGCTTAGGGAAGCCTACAGGGTAATCATTAAGATATACTGTAGTTGTTGTAAATTCCCCTGTGTTATCTAAGTACTGAGCAGCAGAGTTATCAGAAGGTATAATTCTTACCCAATATCTTGCAGTACAGTTATATTTATAATCAAGCCATCTTACGTTTAAATAATCACCTATTTTTACATCATTGCTAAAAGACCTAAATGCTCTATTAGTTTCAGTAGGGCTTGTTGTAGTATCTTCTGTAAATAAACCTCCATTTGTAGCATCAAGTTTACTTCCTACCATTCCTGTTTCAATCCATGCATCTGCATTATTAGTTCCAGACCATGATAAAAACCATCCATTAGCAACAAGTTGCTTTACGTTATATATTGGGCTAAACTGAGTATAAGACTTTTGTGCTCTATTAAAGCTCACCATTAATGATTGACTAATCTGCTTATAGTTATTAGTTGCATCTATGGCAACTGTAGTTGTATTGCCTACTGTTTGTGTAGATTGATAAGCTCCTGCATTATTGTAAACATAGTAAGCTATTGTAGCTTCTCTAGTTAAAGCACCATAAGCAGTTAAATACCACTTATCTTCTTTATAGAAACACTCCCATCCAAACCTATTACATAAGTATTCTAATATGTCATAATAGTTTAAATACTCACCATATTGTTCCATTAAGTAGTTCTTCTTTAAATACATATTCTCTATGTTTCTAGAAGATACATTTGCTGTTTTGTAGTATTCATTAACCCATACATCTAAAGTAAACTCTGTTTTAGCAAAGCAATCAATAAGTAAATCCTTTACGCTTACTTGATCCTCAGCGTTAAATCCTATACCATTAACTAAGTTAAAGTAGTATTTTTTGTTTTTAGTCCTAGCTAAACCATCAACAAAAGTCAATGACAAGCTATTAAGATTTACAGGTGAAAATTGTACACTATCAACAGGTATGAAAAAACCTCTCCATATTACCGTACCCCATGTATAAGAACCATCATAAGTTCCTTTGCTAATAACTATCATATAGTCATTATCATCAGCAGTAAAGAAGTCCTGTAATAACTCAGCATAATTAGTGCTTTGAAATTCGTTCTTTACAATATTTAAAGTAGCCCTTGTAGCCAACACAGGAGTATAAGCATTACCCTCTGTATCTATAGTTTCTATGATAAAAGGACTATTAGAACCAGTTAAAGGAAATATAGTAGCACTAGAATAGCCATCTTTGTAAATCTGTGCCCTATAGACGGTGTTTGTGCCATCAGGTGTGGCATATACATCATCAAATATAATCTCGTATTTTGGGTTTATAAATGCCATTAGAACGTATTATTATTGTTTCTACCTGCCTTGTTCATTAATATTAATAAGTCGTTACCACTTATTCTAGCTTCTAAAGTTCCACCTCCACCACTCATCATTGATTGTAGTTTATCTAAAGGTGCTACTACTTCAGGATTATGTGCTGCACCAGGATATTCTCCCATTAATCCTAATGTAGGACCTGATATAATACCTCCATTAGCAAATAATTGAGCACCAAGACCCATGCCACCTGCGGTTAAATTGCCAAACATTTTTAATGCTCCCCCTGCTTTAGCTACATTCTGTGGAAATATGATTGACAATAAAGCAACTGCAACAGCGGCTGCAATAGCAACCTTTATTAATTGTTTAATTATACTTTGAAATGCTGATCTTAAAACATCACCCAAAGCTGCACCTTTATCTAAAAGCATATCTAAAGCAGGACCTAATGCAGACATTATTCCTACACCCATTTTCATCATTTCTTGAGTAGCAGCCTTGGATTCATCTGTAACTGTTTTATTAGACTTTTTTCTTAATTCTAATATAGCATCAAGATATTCAGATAGTTTGATACTACCATCCATAAATCCTTGATTTAAAGCAGCCCTCATTGTTTCCTCAGCAACTTTAATTTTTTCAAAACTACCTTCAGCTTCACTTACCTCTAATTGGTATTGTTCTTTAAGAGTATTGACTCTAGCCTTTGACATTTTTTTATCAAATGCCATTTTTGCTGCAAATGCTTTAGCTTGAGCTTTAGGATCTAGTTCTGGTTCTTTTATAACTTCAATATTACCACCTGCTTTAGCTCGTCTAATAGCTGCTGCTTTTAATGCGTCTTCAAGTTCTTTTTGTGATTTTTTAAACGCAGCTAATTTTTCTTTTCTTTTTCTTTCAGCTTCTTTATCTAAATCATCTTGAAATGTAGTCGCTTTAATCCCATAAGCTTTTAATATTTCAAACTCTTGGTTTTTATATCTATCTCCTAATGCTACTCTTTTATTAAATTCTGCCTCTTCTTTATCTGTAACATAACCTGCTAATTCTATTTGCATATTTGCATAGTCTTTAGCATAAATCTTACCTTGTTCATAAAAAGCAGAAACACCAGATGTTAATCCTGATTTAAAAAATGCACCAACAGCTAAACCAAGTTTTCCAAGTATACCAACTTGGTCTTCAGCATAAGCTTTATCTTTTTTTCCTAAAGCTTCTTTTGCTTTTTCATATTCTAAATCTGCCTTAGCTCTAAAATATTGAGCTTTTATATATCCTTCAGTCTTTGATACATATAATTTTTCAGCTTCATATACATTCTTAGCTGTTCCAAATAAATCACCCAGCTTTTCATTATACATTCTAGTTGCATCACGAGCATCTAAAGTTCCTTGTTTAACTGCTGAAAAAATAGCACCCATTTGTGCCATTTCTATATTTGCTTGACCAGTTTTATCAGATAATTCCTTAGCTGATTTATTTACTTTTCCTAATTCTTGATCTAAAACAGTTAAGATTGCAATAAGACCTGAAAATGCTAAATATGCAGGTCCTGTTACCGCAGCCATACTACCTGCTAAAGCTGGTAAGTTGTTTTGTATCGCCCTAAATCCATAAGGTAAATCCTGAATAACTAATGCAAGATTTGTCCATTGCATATTACTACTTTTAACAGCATTTCCAGCACTTTTAACTTTACCAGCAGTAACATCAGCTTGTTTACCTATATCAGCCAAAGCCTTTTCAACAGCAGCAGAAACAATCTTAAATTCTTCTGCATTTGCCTGTATCCTAATTTTAATTGATTCTTCTACTGCCATTATCCTATAGGTTTGATATTATTATACTTTTTTAATACTTCTTGTAATTCTTCTTGTGACATTACTTTCTGCTTTACAAAGTTACGATTATCGCAATCAAGTGGCAAAAGGTCGTTAGGCTTTACTTTTTTACCTTTTGGTAATTGTACATTAATTAAAACAGTAGTCTGCCATCTAATTTTTATCCATTCTTGCTCTTCTTTATGACGGTATCCGTACCATATATAATCCAACTCAGCCATCGTCATATCCCAAAACAAATGGGGAAGCACTTGGCACTCCCCCATTGTATATTTTTCAATATCAATCCACTCTAATTTTTTTTTACTGCACCTTTAGTAGCTTTCTTTTCATTACTGTCTAATCCACTACTTAAGCTTTCAGTCAAAGCAATCATTACTTCTTGAAACTTAGTTCCACCAATACCACCCATATCGTCAATCCAGTCACAGGTGTCTAAGTCTGTAAAGCTAGGCGTTATACCTTCTTTATATATAGGGTATTCAGCAGCAGATCTTAATAAGTTTGTTATAGCGTCAAGCGAATCAGAACCACTTAATGCATCTCCTATTTCAGATGGACCAATTCCTTGAAGTTGACAGAATCTTTTTAAAGACCATGTACAAAACCTCATAGGTATCTTAGTGCCATCGCTTAGCGATAGTTCGTAATGTCCTCTCATATTTTGGTGTTTTTGGTGTTATTATGCGTTAGTAGCCTGAGTCAATACTCCTGTTCCTGTAAAAGAAACTGAATATGTTGCTGGAGATTCCATATCAGCAGTAATATCCAAACTTTCTATAAATGCAAGACCAGACCAAATTAAGTCACCTACTATTGGAGTTGAACCATTAACTGTAGTAAACTTAACAGTAACTGCTGTTCTGTTATTCCATGCAGTGAAAATATCTCCTACAATATAACTTGCACCTGATGGATCAACCGTTGCAAGACCATCTGTAGTTAAAGACCAAGACTTTAAACCACCAATTTGATCAGCCCATCCACCACTTGATTTAGTTGTTGAATCTGGTAAGTCTGCACTTACTGATAAAGAACAAGATGTAGAGTGAGCTACAACTTCAGTTCCTACTAGAACTACTAGATTTGTACCGTTAAAAATTCCTGTTGTTGGCATTTTATTTTATTTTAATTTTTTTATAATATTTGAGTTACAAAATGTTCGAATACAATTACTCTTTTAAACACATAAGCTTCATCTACATAGTCAAAGGTAGCTTCATTTGATACCATTCTACGAGTGACTATTTTAAAGTCAGGAGAAGCACTTGGGTAATTCGGCACATTAACGCCTATGATCACTAACAATTCGTTAGCCCACTGGTCTACCGATTTCTGCCCTACTTCACCTGACTTAAATGTTCTATAGACAATATCAAATTGAATAGTAACATCAAAGTTAAAACTCTGTTTGTCGCTATTCTCAATAGATGTTTGACTACTAATGATTAAAAACGGAGGCTCTACATCGTCAGGTGCAATAGTATCGTAAACACCCAAAGAATAACTTTGTGATGCTAACTTATCTACATAAGCCTTTCTTATAGCGTATCCGCAATCTTTCATTAAGCTTCTGTTTCCTCTTTTACTTCCTCAGGATTTTGTTCTTGAGCAAGTTTTGATAAGAACTGAGTTAAAGGTAAACCAAATTTAGTTGGCATTTCTTGAATAAACGCGTCTAATTGTTTTACCTGCTCTTCGTTTAATGTAATTGTCATGGTATTGATTTTTTACAAATTTAACGAAATATATTTATATCTTAAATTGCTTTATTGTATAAATAAGTTTTGAATACTCTTTATCAAAAGATGTTAATAAAAATGGACTAGCTGGTACATTTGTAAATTTTTTAATATTTGTCTTTTGAAACTTAAATGCAAACTGTGATACCTGATCAGTAGTTAAATTGTTAAGTTTTGGTAATCGTACCACATTTCTAGTTCCAAATTCTTGATATGGAGCATATTTTACAGTTTTATTTCCAGCAGAAATAAATCCAGTATTTGATTTATCTACTTTTTTATGTGTAATACTTCTTTGCAAAGCTCCTGTTCTATATGGAGCATTAGCTTTAGCTTCTTGCTGAATATTAAGCAAAGACTGATTTATAGAATTAGCAATATGCTTATCTAGTTTTTCAGATGCATTGGCAAACTTAGCCTTTAATTGATCTAATCCAGATATACCAATTTTAAATTCAGCCATTATTTCATTGTTGAGCAGCCAATCATAAAATACTTATTACGATCTCCTTCGTTTATAACTGAATTGATTAAGTATAAGTTATTTTTATATGATATAACTAATTTATTATCAAATACTTTTGAGGTAGTAAACCTTATTCTAAAAGTGATACCATTGTTTATAGAATCTTTTTCTACTAAGTTAGTCTTGCTTTCGCTATCTCTAGCTATCTCAGCCCAACAAGTGTAGTAATCTACAAGTGTATTAACATATCCACCTGCACTATCAGATACGCTAGTCTTACTCTTAAAAGTAATCCTATTCATTAATCTTCCTATCATTAGATAATTACGTTTATGCGTTTAAATGGCTTCATAAGCTCGTATGCGGTCATCAAATTAG